TGCGCTGTCGAGGAAAACGCCCTGGACTGTCACCTCGACAGCGCACGGGATGACTACGATTCAAACGCGAAAATGCACCGTGTGTCGCAAGACTTCATGATTTGGTTTGAGGAACGCTGAATGCGGGTCACCGTGCGAATTACCGGGCTCGCAGAAACCAAATCAGCCCTTGAGGCCATTCCGCAGGCCATGCGCAGAAAAACGCTCATGCAAGCATTGCGAGACGGCGCAGAGCCGATAGCGATAACGGCGAGGAGCATAGTGAGCGTCCGATCCGGCGATCTCCGGGATAGCATCGTCGTTTCCGAAGAAGCAAAGGACATAAACGTCGGCGGTGCCGTCCCTTCAGACTCGGCGACGATCTATGTGGGAGCTACGCTGTGGCGCGCGCATTTCCAGGAGTTCGGCACGGCTCACCACCGCGCCTATCCGTTTATGAGGCCCGCTTTCGACAACCAAGGGGTTAACGCAAAAAAGATTATAGAGGTTAGATTGATGGACGCTATAAAGAGGGCGACGAGAAGTGGAGCATTTGGAATCAGAGAAAAGGCGGATGAAAGATTCGGGCCGGCCCAGCGCGCTCCGCTCGGCCCAACGGCGTCGATATCAGGTCCAACAGCGCCAAACCTCGGGCCAGGATTCACCGGGACGGCCGGTTCGGGCATCAAGGAAAAGTCGAAACTCTAACGCACGGAACGAGCGGACATGACCACAGAGGCGCAGATCGGATACGGCCGGCTATTGCAAATCCGGAACGACAACGCGAGCCCGTCGCCTGAGTGGGTGACGACGGGCGAGCTAACTCAAGTCAACGGCCCTAGCTTCGCGGCCGACGCGGTGGAAGCGACTCACATGGAATCGCCGTCGCGCTTCCGTGAGTTCGTCGAAGGGCTGCGCGACGCGGGCGAACTGTCCGGCGAGCTCAACTATGTTCCGGCGAGCGTCGGCATGGGCTTGCTGGTCGCGCAGCTCGGCCGCACGGCGCATTATCGTATCGTCGAGCCAGGCGGCGAATCGCCGGCCAAGGTGGTTGAGTCCGACGGCATCTTGACCGGCTTTGAGGTGCAGGCGCCCGTGGCCGACAAGATGGTCGCCGCGATCACCCTGAAGCTCTCGGGCGTGCCGGTTATGACGGGGGTCACGTTCGCATGAGTGCGAAGGGAGAGGTTCGCTTCCAAGTGGGCGGCCAGGCGTATACGCTGCACTATACGATCAACGCCCTGGCCGCCCTCGAGGAGCTGCTCGACTGCAGCGTCGCCGCATTGCTCGAGACGTTCCGCGAACCGGCGCGGCAGCGTATCAAGACGCTCCGCAGCGTGTTCCGTGCCGGGCTGCTCGAGCACCACGGCGAGATCGACGATGTGGATGCTGGCAAGCTGATGGACGCGCTCGGGCTCGAGGGCGTGTCCGTGCTCATCGGGCAAGGCCTCGAGGCGGCGTTCGGCAGGGAGCGCCAGCCGGACGGCAGCCCCACCGCGGGCAACGCCGGCCCTTTAGCAGCACCGCGCGGCCCCGCTCCCAAGGCTGGCTAGACCAGCTTGGGGCGTGGGTTGAGGCGGGCTTAGACCCTGGACAGTTCTGGGGTCTCACCCCTCGGGTGGCCGGCGTCATCCTAGATGGGCGGCTCCGCTACCTGGAGCGCGAACACAACGGCCGCGCCTGGCTCGCCTACCACGTGGCCGCGCTACAACGCGCACAGAAGTTGCCACGGCTCGAGTCCCTGCTCTATCGGAAGCGAGAGCCTCGTCGGCAGCAGAGCTCGGCCGAGTTCTGGGACATCATGCGCGCCCACGTGATCGCGGCAGGGGGAAAGGTCATCACCGATGGCTGACGAAATAGGCACAGTCCGCGTCGAGCTGGTCGCGGACCCGTCGGGCATCCAACGGGGGATCGAGCAGGCCTCGGGCGCCCTGACCCGCATGGCTGCCGTCGGCACGTTCGTCGGAAACACCCTGACAACGGCGTTCTTCGCCGTCGCCGAGCGGTTCACGGAGACCGTGACGGAGATCATCTCGGGTCAGGGCAACATTTGGGACGAGTTGTCGAAAGACGCCCGGAACGCAGCGACGCTGCTGCACAACTCGTTCAATGAGATGGGCGAGGGCGCAACACAGTTTCAGGCGTCGATTGCAGAGCGCGTGCTCCCCGGCCTCGCCGCGCTGGTCGAGAAGTTCACCGAGGTTGCATCGAACAGCACCGCCGCGAAAATCGGCGTCGAGCTTCTCGTCGGCGCGTTCAAGGTGCTCGCGACGGCGGCCGTTCTGGTGCTCACCACGATCCAACTCCTCGGGCAAGCCCTGGCCACAGTCGGGAACGCCGCGACGGCGTTCGGGTCTGCGCTGAACGCCGTGGGCGCCGCGCTGCTCACCGGCAACTTCGCTGCCGCCGGCCAGGCGCTGGCGAACCTGCCGGCGAAGGTCGGCGAGGCGCTCAAGGCCGGGGGCACGGACATTGCCCAGACGCTCCGCGACAGTGCGAAGCTCGTCGGCGACGTGTGGAACGAGGCCGCCATCAGCACCGAGCGGGCAGGCGCGCGCATCGTGGTTGAGAACGAAAAGTTAGACCGTCACATGCGCCGGTTGGGCGAGCAGGCCAAGAAGGTTTTCGAGGACACCCGGACGCCGTTTGAGCGCCTACAGTTCCAGATCGACCGCCTTAACGTGCTGCTCGAGCACGGCCTCATTTCCTGGGACACGTATCAGCGGGCGGTGCAGCAGGCGACGGACAAAATCTCGGGCGCGCAAGAGGCGATGCGCGCGGTGGGACAGTCTTTCGAGGCCGCGTTCGTCGACGCCGTCACGGGCGCGAAGTCGCTGCAGGACGCGCTCAAGTCGCTGCTGAAGGATCTCGCCCGGATCGCCGCGCAACAGGTCTTCCGGCAACTGTTCGGCTCCGCGTTCGGCTTCATCGGCAAGGGCTCGTCCTCGGGGTTCGGGGCCGCGCCCACGGGCGGTGGCGGGCTGCCGGGCTTCGCCTCGGGCGGGTCATTCGAGGTTGGCGGCGCCGGCGGCATCGACAGCCAAGTCGTGGCGTTTCGAGCCACGCCGGGCGAGATGGTGGCAGTCGGCCACGACAGGGCCACCGGCAAAGGCTCGGGCAGCGCGCCCAAGGTGACGGTCAACAACTACAGCAACGCCGAGGTGACCACGGAGCGCGGCCGGGATGACGAGCTGATTATCGCCGTCCGCGGCATCGTTCAGGACGAGTTCGCGAGCGGCCGCATGAATCCGCTCATGGCCCAAAACTACGGGGTCAGACCCCGCGTGAGGTCGCGCTAATGTCCAGCCCATTGCCGGCTTGGCCGGCCACACTGCCGCCGGCCGCCCTCGTCGCCGGGCTGCAGTATCAGCCAGCGGCGAACGCAACGCCGATCCCCGTCGAGGCCGGCGAGCTGCTGACCAGGCGGCGGTTTACTGGCGAGATGGCACGGATTCAGGGCTCGGCGAACCTCACGACGGAGCAGGCGCAAACCTTGCTCGCCTTCTATCGCACCGACCTACAGGAAACGCTGCCTTTCACGTGGGACGATCCGCTCACCGGAGAGTCGGTGGAAATGGTGTTTGAAGGACCGCCGCAGTTTCAGGCGCTGAGCACGTCGCGGTGGCAAGCATCTTTCACGCTGTTGACTAAGCCGACAGAACCGACCGGGTCGCCATGACAACGGCACTCACGACCGATGCCGCTACCGAGCAGGCCATCGCCCAGCACGCCGACGAGGCGTTTCTCGTCCTGCTGACGATCGCGCACGAGACCGTGGCCGAGCCCTTCCGCTTCGCCCGCAACCGCGTGGCCGTAGTCAGCCGGGGCGACACGTTCCTCGCCTCTCATTTCGAGGTCGAGCTCCCCAACGACGGCGCCAACGTCCCGCAAGCGCGGATCACGGTCGCGAACGTCGACCGCCGCATCGGGCAGACGCTGCAATCGCTGGTCACGCCGCCGACTTGTCTGCTCGAGCTGGTGCTGTCATCGACGCCCGACGAGGTCGAGCGGTCTTGGGCTCAATTCCAACTGGTCGAGGCGACGTGGGACGCTATGACCGTGCAAGGCGTCCTGTCCCGCATCACCTACTGGCAAGAGGCATGGCCATACATCAAGACCACGCCGCACCGCTTCCCCGGCTTGTTCCCGTGACGGCCTCGACGGCGTGGGTTGACCGATACATGCGCGTGCCCTTCCGCGACGCGGGGCGTGCCTGGGATGGGGCCGACTGCCTCGGCCTTTACCTGCTGGTGCTCGCAACCGAGCGGGGCGTCGCCCTCCCCGACCATGACGTTAGCTATGGACGCGACGCGCTCGCCGTCGTCGGCCGCGTCGAGGCCGAGATTGCCTCGGGCGCGTGGCGCCTCGTCGCTGCCGGTGATGGTGCGGCAGTCAAGCGCCAGGGGCGCGCGTTCGACGCCGTGCGGATGACTGGCCACGTCAGGTTGCCGAGCGGCGAGCTCGTCCGGGGTGATGTGCACATTGGCGTTGTCGTCGGCGACGGCCGAGTGCTGCACACCGAGCCGTCGACCGGGCCCCACGTCCTGGCGCTCGACGATCCACGGATTGCCAAGCGCGTGAAAGGCATCTATCGCCCCGCCGTCCTTTGGTGAGCCCCATGCAACCGATCATCGTCGAGCACCGCCGCACCCTGTTTTCTGAGCGTTCCGACGTGCGCGCTCTGCCGCCAGGACTGACCGTCGCCGACATCGTCGAGCGGTTGCCAGTGCCGGCAGAGTTCGCCTCGTTCGGGGCCGTCTACATAAAGCGCGGCCCCCAGGACCCGGGCCATGTCCTCGAGCGCCGGCATTGGCGCCGCATCCGGCCCAAGGCGGGGACGGCGCTTTTCGTGTCATGCGTCCCAGGCAATGGCGGCGAGGGCGGCAAGAACGTGTTCGCGGTCATCGCGGCGATTGCCCTTGTCGCCCTGACGGCGTGGGTCGGGGCCGGCGGCTTGGCGTTCCTGGCGCCGGCCTATCTCGGGGCCGGCACCGTCGGCGCGCAAATCGCAGCGGCCGCGATCGCCGTGGCCGGGTCCGCCGTGCTCAACGCGCTGACACCAGCGCCAGGCAAGGCCGGGGATGAAGCGGCCACAACCCTCGGCGTCGCCGGGATCGCGCAGAACCCAATCCGCCCCTACTCGCAAGTGCCGGCGCCGCTCGGGCGCATCCGCATTTCGCCCCCACTGCTCGCGCGCCCTTACACCACGATCGAGGACACAGCCCAATTCGTGCACCTCATCGCGGGCGTGTGCGGTCCCGCCCAAATCTCCGGCATCAAGATCAACGAAACGGATCTTGCCGACCTACCGACCGACGACATCGAGGTCGAGACGCGTGAGGGCTGGCTCGACGACACGCAACTGACGCTCATCCGAGAGAGCATTTTCGAGGAAACCATCAACCTCGAGATGGGCAAGCATCGGCTGAAAAATGACCAGCAAACGCTCGTGCCGGACCACGAGCAGAGCTATCCGACCCGGCACCTATTCCGCACGGCCGAGCGCCCCGACGAATTCCGGCTGACGCTCAATTTTCCTCAAGGCCTATCGAAGTTCGACAGCGCGTCGACCAAGGTGCTCGTGGCCTTCCGGGTGCGGCTGCGGCGCGTGGGCGAGCCTGGCTCGCCGGCCCCGTGGCGCAACCTGCCGGAGATGCATATAGAGGCCGCCATTCGCGGTCCGTTCCGGCAACAGCTCAGGCTGTTTTTCGGGCGCGTCACCGAGGGGGATCTCGTCAATTCCACATCGGGCGAAACGCCGGCATTCGTGCGCTTCTATGCGCAGGCGCAAGGCGGCGCCGAGTGGACGGCGGACCCATATTTCAACGCGTCGCCGGTCACCAACGACACCAACTCGGCGCACATCTACGCCGGCACCGACCGCGTGCTCGTCTACCTCGACCCAGACGATTGGACGCGCGGCGCCTATGACGTGGAGATCCAACGATCGTTCGCGCAGGCCGCCAACTCGGGCCAGTTCAGCGGCACCAACTACCTCGGCGGGTTGTTCACGTTCCGCACCGCCGGCCCGCCCGATTGGACGATCCCCAACCAAGCCGAGTTGTCGGCATCGGTCGCCATCGAGTCACACGCCACGGTGCGGCACACCTACCCCATCGCGCAGCCCGGCCTTGCGCTCATCGCGGTTC